TCAGGGGTAGAGCAGTGGATTGAAAATCCTCGTGTCGGTGGTTCGATTCCGCCCCCGGGCACCATTCAAGCTCTTGTTATTATTAGCTTTTTCCGTTTTCATGTCGGGAAAGCCTCCTAGGGTTTGACGCTTTTCTTGAGGGGTTTGACAGTTTCTGATCGTCGTTCGTTCTCCTTTTCGAGGACTTCGAGCGTTAGCCGGTTGCGCTCCGCAAGGTTGGCAGAGCGGGAATAGTGTCGTGCCATCGCAGGGGTCTTCTGGCCCAGCAGATCCGCAATCTGCCGTTCCTCCATGCCTGCTTCGCGCAGGGTCGTGGCGACGGTGTGGCGTAGGCCCTTGAGTGTAAGCCCCGGTTGCACGACGCCCTCGGCTTCCAACTGCTTCTTGAGGCGGTGCCAAACGGTGGAAAAACCGTCATAAGTCCAGGGTTTCCCCTTCGAGTTGGCAAGGATCGTCACTGCGTCATGTCCGGGCGCGGCGTCCAGTGCCCTTTGAAGCGTCGGGCCAATGGGAATGGCGATCTCCTCGCCGGTTTTCCCCCGCACACCCCAGATGGTGTTGCCCTCGATCTGGTTGCGCATCAGCTTGAGCGCGTCAGACGGGTCCAGTCCGGTATTCATGATCAGTGCAATCGTCACTCGGACATGATCTGCGGCGCGCTCCAGAACGACGGCGCGCTCGGCGACCGTCCAGGGACGATTCGCATAAGGGCGGTCTTTCGGTCGGGGCTTCGGAATGACGCCGGAGGAATAGTCTCGGTCGATCAGCCCCTTCGGAATCGCGAACCGGAAGACTTGGCCGAGGAAAGTCCGCACCATGTTGGCACGGCGCCAGCCGATCTTCTGCGCCGCCTTGTCGTGGATTCCCGCAACCAATGGCGTGTTGATCGCGGAAACCGGGGTGTCGCGGATCGGGTAGAGGAAGTCGGCGCACTTGCGATAATCGCGCTTGGTCGCGGCCGCCCGGTTCTGGAAATGCTCGGTCTTGAAGTAGACATTAATCAGGCCGCCCAAGGTGCCGGGCTTGGGCTCTTGGACTTTTCGGGCTTGGGCAATGGCTTCGATCCGCGCGCATTCGGCAAAGAACCCGGCTGAGCCGAGCGGGGTCTTTTCAAGGTCGATCTTGTGGCCAGTGGTGCGATGATAGCACCGCGGCTTGCCGTGCCGATCCTCGAAAATCTTGAAACCTTTCACCCGCACCCGTGTCATTACAGCTTGCCGAGGATGGCGTCGCGTGTCGTCATCTCGGTCCCTTGCTTCATATCGTCAATCCAGCGGTCCAGGTCCCGCTTGTCCCAGCACCGGATGCCGCGCCCCATTTCGAGGGGCTGGACGGGGCAAGTCGTTTTGAAGTGTTTCACCGGCATACCGGTATAGGCGGCAGACTCGGTCTGGTTCAGCATCCGCTTTTCGATCACGCTGATATTGAGGTTTGCGTTTCCCATTACTCGCCCCCCGTTCCGAACATCGGGCCACCCCGTTCAATGCGCATGTCCTGAACCCGGTCGAAGGCGTTGCGGATCGCGAGCGAAATGTTCACCCGGATCAGGCCAACCGCGCGGAGATACGCCCGGTGATAGACCTCATAGGCCTCTCGGAAGTCGAAATCCGGCCCGGCCGGAAAGTCGTCGGGGACGGAGACAACATCGGCTTGATTGCCGTCGAACGACACGATCCGGCAGAGAGGCAGGGGCAGAGTATCGTCCACACCCTTCGGCACGGCGGGTCTTCCGAAGCGCGGTTGGTGGTGATCTTCCAGGACATACTTGCGGTCAGCGATCACCAACAAGGCGTCCCCGGAGACGGGGGCGCCGCTATCCTTTCCGCCACGCGCTTCGCGCGTCTTGCAGGCGGCATGAAACCAGCTCAGCGTTTCCCGGCTGCGGCGCGGATCTTCGAATTCATCCAGGTTCGAGAAAACCGCCGGACCATGGTTCGAGTTTTCGTCCAGGTAGGCCCGAACGATGGCGAGCGCTTGCAACAGTGGAAACCCTGCATGATGCACCCCCGAGGCCATCGCCAGTTCGGAGACGGTGCTTTCATCGTAGAGGCCGGTTTTCGCACGTTCCATCACGCCCACATTCCCAAAGGGACCGGCGCGCCGGTCGCGGATCAACTGGACCGTCCTGCGGTCAAACCCGGTTGCAGCCATGACTTCGCTGACGATGAAGTCTGCCGGGTTGTCGTGCTTGGGGCGGGCCATCTGAAGTCCTATGAACACATGATGTTCGTACAATAATAAACACCATATGTCCGGTCAATACCCTCTTGCGGCTCAAGCCTGACCGGTCAGCCTCCGCGCCTCGATCCACACCGGATTATCCCATCGCAGACAGGAGAATTCGCCATCGCAGTGGGCCACGATCATCTTTGCCGCCAGATCGGCCGCGCAGCCGCAGGGCAGCGCCATCATCTCTTCCTCGACCTGATCAACAAGGCGCTCTAGGAGCGGGCCGTCCTTCTCAGAGCAGGCCGCCGTTGCCTCACTCAACGCCCGATGGCGGCGGAATAGGTGCAGGATCTTCGTCTCATCCGATGGGCCTGTTGCCACGGCAGCAAACGGCGAAGCAGCAAGAAACATGCGTCGGGACAAAGCGAGGGTGTTCGCGCAGGCGCGGTCTTTGAGCATTGTCAGGGGGTCCCTATGGGGCTATGATCTAAATAGACCATAGCGGACTGGTCCATTTAGATCAAGAGGCGTCATGACAACACCAGCCCAACTTCGCGCCGCAAGGTCCATGATTGGCGCCAGCCAGTCGCAGGTAGCCAAAGATGCCGGTGTTTCAGTTTCAACCCTCAAGCGAGCTGAAGGAACGATTCAGCCTCCGGCTTCTCAGGACGCGGTGCGAGCGATCCGGGAGGCACTTGAACGGGCGGGCGTCGTGTTCATTGAAGAGAACGGCGGCGGAGCGGGCGTTCGCTTGCGAAAGCGAACCTCGTCGTGATAAGCGACCTCGTCACAGTACGCCGGAGGAGTGTATGAAGACGCGACTAGATGCAAACGGCTGGCAGATGCTCACAGACCAGTGGTCACTGCAATGCGAAACGTACGGCGAGGATTTTGCGGAGTACGCTTCGGCGTCCCTCACAGTGCTGCGAGAGTTGGCCATCGGCCCGCGACAGCGCAACGCAGCCGTCTTCGGGTTTGGGGAAGCCGGTGACGACATTCGGGCGGTATGCCAGGTAAACTCAGCACATCTGCCGAGCTACACCGGGAAGGTCCTCAGGGTGCGACACATCGTTTTTGCGCCTGTGTTTGACCTCTCCGACCAGTTTGTCTTGGACGACTATGCCGACGTACTCATCTCTGTGTTCTTGGGGGCGCTGGAAATCGCCGACAACGAACTCAAGAGCGAACACGTCAAGTTTCACTTGCGTAGTCCAGCCGAGCGGGAGTTTGGCGCGAAGTTCACGCAGGCCCTCGGCGGTAACAGTGCGTTTTCGAAGGTGGACATGCGCGGCACTTGGATTTACCTATCGAGAAGCTAGTATTGGTATATGGAAGCAGTGTGCATCCAGGACCGGAGGAACTATGACGAAGCTTGATCGTGAGAAGGCGGCTGTATCTATGGCAGTGAGGACTGCGTTGCACAAGATGGGCGAGTACACCATCCGAAACAGCGAATTCTTCGGCATGAATCAGTCCAACACTCAAGAAGAGAAGCAAGCTGCCTGATTCCCCGCCTTGACGACTCTGATGTAGGCCCCGTCTTGACGGGGCCTTTCTTTTGGGGCCTCGCAGGCTGTGCTCATCCTCCTCCCCCCCAAGGGGCGCACCGCTACTCCTTCCAGTCGACCATGCGCATCGCGCCGGAGACGTCAGCGGGCGGAATGCCTGCCGCCTTGGCCTCGGCCAAGGTCTTGATGATCGCAGACAGAGCCCGTGCCCGTCCGCCCGCGTCGAAGGCTTGCAGGGGCCGGATGGTGTCGATCTCGACCGGCTGGCCCAGCTTTTCCGAGGCTTCCTCGGCCAGGAGCTGCGCGACCGGCTGCAAGGTCCAGATCGCGAGCTGGCGTTGCGCCTCGCGGACCACCGGGCCGGTGGCGGCGCGGTTCAGCAGCGACGGCAACACCCCGTAGGCCATCAGAATACCCTCACGGGCCGCCGCCAGCGTCTCGGCCGTCATCGACTTGGACAGGTCGGGCGAGAGCTGGTCGGGCTTCTGGCCGAGCTGGGGGTTCATGCCTGCCGCCGTCGCCTGGGCCACGCCCTCGACCACCACGGTAGAGCCCCGCCGCCCCTGGAAGGCCGAGCGCATCGTCGCCATGTCCTCGGACCCGGTATCGGGCAAGGGCACGATCAGGCTGCCGAGCGGGGCATTCTCGAAGGTCTCGGCCAGGGCCGCCTCGACCGCGTGCAACATGGCGCCGGTCAAGCTGGCCCGGCGCAGGGGCGCGGTGCCGATCCAGGGCGTCAGCGCGTCCGACCCGATCCGCAGATGCAGCACCTCGGCCGCCAGCGCGGTCAGGGAGCGCCCGCCACCCGCTTCCGGCAGAGACAGGCGATAGGCGCGCGGTCGGCCGAGCCGGGTGGTCAGATCCCAATCCGTGACGGGCACCAGGCCCTCGTCGCCGATCAGATAGACCGCCTCGCCTCTCAGCGCGGCCGAGCGCGCGATCCGGGCCATGGTCTGCCGGGTCAGCAGCCCGGTTCCGGTCACGTCCGCCATGGCGAAGCCGCCTTCCCAGAGCGAGACGCAGCTTTGCACCGTGGCGGTCAGCTCGGCCACCCCGCGCTGCCCGCTGATATAGCTGTCGCGCGCCGCCATCACCTGGGCGGTGTAGCCCGCCCCGCTCGACCGCTCCTCGACCGGCCGCAGCCTGTCCTTGATCCATCCGAACATGATTACCTCCAGCGGCAGGCGGCGGGCCGGTCCAGTACCCGCCGGATCACCTCGCCCACGGGCTGCCAGTTGCGCGCCTCGATCTGCGCTTGTTGATAGGCGGGCCGGGTCACGGCCGAGAATTCGAAGACGGCGGCCGAGGTTACGGTGCGCACCAGGTCCGCGCCGCGCCGCTCGATCCGCTCGCCGCCGTGCTGGACGCGGAAGCCGGGGGACAGCCCGCGGATGAGCCCGGCCGCATGGGCCGCGAGGAAGTCCCGCGCCCAGCTGGTGCCGGGGTCGATCTCGGCCACCAGCTCGACCCCCTCGTCACTGTCGCGCAGGGTCAGGCTGCCCGAGGCTCGCGAGGCCAGCGGTCGGTCGTAGGAATGCCCGGCCAGCAGGTGAATATCCTCGCCCCGCTCGATCCGGTCGGCAAAGGCGCGGGGCGCGATGATCTCGCGCCGCCCCGCCGCCAACTCGGTTTCCGCGCCATAGGGGAAACGGGCGCGAAGGCGGGTTGTCCCGCCCTCGCTCCGCAGCTCCAGCGCGCCGAGGGTTGCGCCCAGCAGCATCAGGCGCCCCCGAGTTTCAGGCCGGTCAGCACCTCGAGCTGGGCCGGGCGGGCAACGGTCACGTCCATGGTGGCCAGTGCCGTGATCCGGAGCCCGCCCGACTGCGCATCGCTGAACGGGTCGCGGATCATGTCCACGGCCCCCCATGCGCCGATGAAGATCGGGGCCACGCCGCCCGCCGCCGTGGTCAGAAGCGAGGCCGTCGCCCGCGGATTGCCCGAGGGCGCGGCCAGGGCGTTGTGGGTCATGGCGATGTTCCCGGCCGGGATATTCTTCACCAGGCGGTCCCATTCCGAGACGGCGGTGCCCTCGATCAGCGCGCCGTCCAGGAAGTCCCACAGCTCGGGCCGGATCAGCGCCCGCACCGCGCCGGGCGATCCGGCGGTGTTGGCGGTCATGAAGCGGGTCACGGCCGAGCGGAACGCGCCCCAGCTCGCCACCGCACCCACGGCGGTTTCGCGGATGCCATAGGCCGCCGCGCCCGCGATCACGCCCAGCGGCTGGCCGCCTTCGCCGGTGCCGAGGAAGGCCGCGCGGTCCAGCTCCATGCCCATGGCCCCGCTCATGTCGCGCCGCACCGCCTGTTCCAGGGCCGCGCCGGACTGTTTCAGGGTCTTGCGGGTGATCCGCATCTGGACGCCCAGATTGTGGTCGGGCTTCATCGCCCGGTTGGCGGTGGTGAAGGCAGTCGGCCCGGCCACCGTGCCGCCCTCGCCATCGGCCCAGCCCGCCGAGACAGCCGAGGTCGTGACCGGCCATTCGACTGCGCCCGACTCGATGCTGAGCATCTGCGCCCCCATCCGCGCGGCCACGCTGTCGGGGAACAGCCGGTCGATGATCGGCCGGAGCTGGGTGGCCGAGGGCGTGTCGGTCGAGACGGTTTCCCCGGCCCGCGCCTCCAGCGCCTGCCACGGCACCGGGATACCCCGGAAACCGCCCGCGCTCCGCAGCTCGGACACGATTTCGGCGGTCTGCCCGTCGAGCTGGCGGCCTTCATCCAGAGCAAGCGCCACCTGCCGCAGCTCGAACCCCGCCATGAGGTTGGCCCAGTCCTGGGCGGAACGGGTTTCCAGATCGGCCCCGGCCTCGCGCCGTTCGGTATCTTCCGCGATCAGCGCGGCCCGATAGCGGGTCTCGTTCTGGCGATATTCGCGGTCCAGCTCGTCCATGCTGCGGATCTCGTCCTCGCTCGGGCTGTCCTTGCCCGCCAGCTCGGCCAGGGACTGGCGGATTTCCGACTGGCGCCGGGCGATCTTCACGGATTCAAGCATTGTTCACTCCTGCTCGATTTGGGGTTTGGGTTTGGTCGGCCGCTCGATGGAAGCGACCATGGACAGCCAGTCTTGGCGGTCCTTTCGGGGCGGGGGATGCCCGCACTCGATCCGGGTCTTGCGGGTGTGGCAGCTCGGGCAGAGCGCCTGCAGATTGCCGGGGTCATAGGACAGCTCGGGATGCGTCCTGACCGGCTTGATGTGGTCCACCTCCAGCCGTCCGCCGCAGCCGCAGGACCGGCAGCGGTAGCGGTCGCGTTCCAGGATCTCGGCCCGCAGCGCCTGCCAGCGCTTGGTGCGCGTGACCTTCTTGGAAAAGCGGTGGTGATCGCGGCGAACACTCATAGGAAATGGAACCTCACTTTGGCTTTCGGTTGCGCGCTGATCCGGGCGCCCTGGGCGACAGCCAGGACAGAGGCCGAGGCGGCGTCGATCCGGCCGGGGGCACGGGCCTTGGTCAGCTTGAGATTGTTGGCGTCGTCGCGCTTGCAGACCGCATCTGCGAAGGCCGAGCGCAGCAGCAGCGACGGACGGGCTTTCACCCGACCCTCGAAGGCCGCGCGGCGGAAGCGTTCGCAATCCTCGCCGCCGTCGCGGAAGCCCTGACCGCGCCAGACCACGGGGGCGCGGATACCGGCGCGGGCGATGGCCTCGCCCAGCTCAGCCCCCTTGTAGCGGTCGCCGGTCAGCGCCAGGACGGTTTCGCCCTCGATCCGGCTCATCACCTCGGTCAGCCAGGCCGCGACCGGCACCGTCCTGTCGCCCAGCGTGGTCAGCTCGCCCCGCTCGCGCATCTCGACATAGCGCCCCGCCACCCCGTCCGACTGGCCCCGGTCCAGCAGACTTGGCGCCGAAGGGAACGTGCCCATGGCTTCCAGGCGGCCGGTCGCGGGCCAGTAGAAGGCGGCGGCGGTCATCGAGGCCGAACCGCCGAGGTCGATCCCGGTCACCACCCCGCCCTCGCGCGGCGGCAGCGTGTCGGTCTCGCAGTTCAGCCATTCGTCGGGGGTAATGAGCATGTCCAGGGTCTCGCCCGAGACGCGCTCATTGCGGTTGTAGAGCCGGAAGTTCGCCAGCGTCGAACCGCCCCGCGCAATCGAGCGGCGGGCCTGCCCCTCCAGCCAGTCGAGCGAGCTGCCGATGCCATGGGGCGCGCCGGGATTGGCGATCAGCAGCGAGTCCCGATCATCGGCCGGCAGGGCGGGCGGCGGGCGGTGTTCCTGCACATAGGAGCCCGGCACCGGGTCGTCGATCCAGCGGGAAAACGAATGGGTGTCATCGCGGGCACTGGTGCTGATCAGGAACGCCCGGCCGTTGCGCTTGCCGAGGCCCGAGAGGATCGCGTGTTCCAGCTCGTCGCCCCGGTCCAGCGCCCAATGCCCGCGTTCGTCCAGGATCGCCATGGTGGGCGCCCCGCCGAGGGCCGACTTGCCGTCCGCCGCGATCACCCGCAGCACATGGCCGCCGCCGTCGCCCTCGAATTCGATCTCCAGGCGTGGCGCGCGGCGATAGATCAGGCGGCGTTGCAGCTCCAGCGGCAGAGAGGCCGCGAAGCCCGACACGAAATCCCAGATGATCCGGCCCTGATCGCGGGTCCGGGCGGCGGCCACGATCTCGCGACGCGGCTGGCGGTCCCAGACGCCCACCAGGCCGCCGAGCGCGAGCCCGGCCGTGATCGCGGATTTGCCGTTGCCGCGCCCGATGCTGAGAACGGCGGCGGCGGTCTCGGGCGCCATGGCCCCTTCGATGAATTGGCGTTGAAACGGCGCGAGCGCGACCGGCTTGCCCGCGTTCGGCCCCTCGGGAATGAGCAAGCTATGCATGAATTGCATGGCTCTTTCGGCCGGGGTCGCGGCGTCCGCGTCGGGCCGCTGCGCGAAAAGGGAAAACTCACGTCCTCGGTTCCCTGCGCCTGCGAAAGTCGCGGCATTGGGACCATTTCCAAAGAGGTCTGCCTGTTCGTCGCCGCCGTGTTCCATCTCGTTTCGCCTCGTCTGTCTTTCTTCGTTCAAACCGTTGGAATTGTTGGTCTGCTCAATGGTGAGGTTCGGAGCGAAGGGCATAGGACGACTGCCCACGCCCGGAAGCGTGGCAGTCCCCATGCCCTCCGCGTGTCGGTCCTGCTCAACGGAGCCGGTCCATCGCTTTGGGCCCAACTGGTCATGCGCTCCTGCCAGTCGGTCGGTTGCTACTTGCGGCACCTGAGCGCGGTGCCGGGGATCGGGCTTCAACCTTTCGGACTGCCCTGGGCCGTGCGATCCCGCCCGTGTCGGCCCCTTGCTCCTGCTGGCGCACCGTCGATGCCCCGCAACACCAGCAGGCCCCACGGCGCGCGTGGGGGCGCGTGTCATCACTCCTCGATCAGCTCGAAGTCGGGTTCCGGCGGTCGGCCCGGTTTGGGCGGGCGGCCGATCTCGGCCAGCAGGCGCCGCATGATCTGTTCCTGCTTGAAGGACGGCCGCCAGCCGGGCCGCCTGCCGTGGCGGGCCACAGAGCGCACGAAGCCTTTCAGCCAGGCGTCGCTGCCATCGGCCATCACGCGCCGCATCACCAAGGGCCAGCGCAGCGTCAGTATCTCGTCCAGTTCCTGCTCGGTCATGCCGCGCCCCCTTCCCGGTAGAGGCGGGCCTCGACTTCGGTCATGCGTTCGATTTGCTGGCGTGAGGGCTTGAACCGGCGGTCTTGCGCCGCATCCGCCATCTTCCGGGCGAAGGCGCGATCCGCCTCGATCCGCCCCAGACGGGCCACGCGGGTCATGGCATAGAACAGGAAATCCACCTCATGCGGTCTCATACCTGCACCCCGCGATACCGGGCCGCGATCCGCGCCATGTGCGGCGAGTTCGTGAGGGACTTGGCGTCCAAAGGCGAGCGCCAACCGAAGTGCAGCGCGGCTTGATCCATTAGGGCTTGATAAAGGTCTGCCGGAATGTCGGCTGCGGTATCGCCAAACCCCGCCTCATACTCGATTGTCATGCGGCTGGGAGTCAGGTCGTAAAATTTGGCAAACCAGCGGATATAGGGCCGGTTGCCCCCGACGAAGTCGAAGCCGGTGAACACCTCACCGTCGATGGTTACGATCGGCGTTTTGTCCTCCGCAACGGGGCCGATGGGCAGGCTAAGACCGTATTCCTTGACCGGATCGAAGATCGTCACGCGCACGGTCTGGTTCAGAAGTGCGATCTGCGCGAATTTCTCGATCTCTTCGGCAGCAGCCTTTCCGATGGGCTCCAGCTCGCTGAAAAAGTCTGCGTCGTCTTCTGAGAGGGCGACGAATTTCAGCAGGTCATTCATCACGAAAGGCAGCTCGGTGCTATCGGACTGGCGGTGAACAAGCATCTTCATGCCGCCACCTCGATTTCCGAGATATGCCGGAAGAACGCCGCCTGATCCTGGGGCGCCATCGCCTCGAAGGAGGCCAACGCGAAGGCTTTCAGTTCGGCCCGATTGGCGAGCGAAGCCCAGAACCGGGCTTCTTCCATCCCGCGCAGGAACGGGGGCATGGGTGCCCCGGCCGCGCGCAGCACCGTGGCCGCTGTCATTTCGGCCTGTTCGGGCTCCAGCGACCGCAACGCCGCATAGGCCAGCGAGGCTCGCTCGCGCGCCGTCAGTAGCGACTTTGCCAGGCAGCTGAACCCGATCCAGGCATCATAGCTGCCGAGAAGCAGGCAATACCCCAGCGTCCGCGACATGCGCTTGTAGGCCGGGGGAATGATCTTGCTGATTGCGAAACCGCCCTTCCCCGGGCTACCTTTCAGTTGAAGCTTAGAGGCTTCAAAGACGTTTTTAGCGCCGTTGCGGGGACCAGCCGCAGCGGCGTTTTCTTTGGTCAGATCGGCCTGACCCGGTTTGACATTTGTCGCATAAGTGCTTGATGCGCCGTCCTTGGTTTGACGCGCCGCGATCTCGCAAGTGCCTGATTTATCAGGAAATAGCGCCGGATTGAAAATCCTCGTGTC